GATCTTTACGCGATCATCTGCTGTTAAGGTCACAGACCAAGACAGATTGAAGCTCGCGAGCGTGCTGAGCGCATCGGTAAAGGTGCCCATCGCGCGCGCTGGTGTATTGTCACCGACGCCTCGACCGTTAAGAAAGTAAACGCCATCTTCATACACACCCTCGCCTGCGCTAAAGGTCGGCATCGTGATGTTTACGCCATTATAGGAGACGACATCGACAGCAGACCAAGGGCGAGCGTCAAAGGCTGCGAGCAAAGCAAAGTCAGGCGCTGGTGTATTATATGGCATAGCTACCTCGCGAAGTTAAACCGAGGCATCCCTCGGTTGTTGCCGTTATAGGTGCGCACAATATCACCGATCATCGCGCGCTTCGCTGCCTCTTTCGTGTCGTATATCACAGCGCCCCCAAAATTAAGGTTAAACACCATCTCGCGCGACTCTGCTTGCTCGCGCTGTGGAGCTGTTGCGACTTGTGGAGCTCCTGTCGGTGATGCTGTTGTGCCACCAGTCGCACCACCACCGGCACCGACACCGAGCGCAGATGCTCCGACTTTGGCTGCGGCTGCGGCTGCTGTGTATGCGCCTGCGGCTGCTAAAGCGTTACCTGCTAGGGCAGGATTCACAAAGGCAAACGCGATCGCCTTTGCACCCTCCATAAGCGCGCGCACGCTCGCCTCAATTGCGAGAGTCTTGAGAAGCTCGCCCGACACCTCTTTAAAACTCTTCTCTGCTGTATCACCAAACAAGATCGCCTCAGCTGCTGCCTTTGCAAACGCCTCACCATGCTGATCAATGATACTGCCCAAAGTAGAGACAGCAGACTGCACCTCGCTTGCAGTCGTTAAAGTCAGATGTTTACCAAATTCTTCAAAACTACTCAGCGCCTGCTCAGCTTTCGCGATTGCCTCTTGCTGTAGCCTCAAGCGCTCATCTGCTGCCCTCTGCTCTTCCCTTTGTCTCTCTTCAAGTCGCCTGTAGTCTCGCTCTTGCGCTTGGTCAAGTATCTGCTCGCGCTCAAGTTGATACTGCTTTTCAACAATTGCCCTTTGTAGTGCATCATCACGCGCGAGCTCCAAACCGAGCCGATAACGCTCTTTAGCCAACGCATAAAGCTCGGCATCGCCCTCTTGACGCAGCTTGATCTCAAGCTGTGCAAGCTGGCTCTCTTTGACAGCGCGCATTTGCTCCTCGCGTAGCGCTTGCTGTGCAAGCTTCTGTTGATCGATTGCCTTTGTCTCTGCCTTGCGAGCCTGCGTCTTATCGGCTGAGACCTTGGCAATCTCTTGCGAGAGCTTCTGATCCTTAAGCCCCTCTTCGTTTAACGCCTTAAGCGCTGCCGTCTGCCCATCGACCAGAGCTTTGAGTTGAGTGCGATTCAGCTTTTCGACCGCATCGAGCTGTGTCTGCTTGGTGCGCTCGACCTCGCGCAGCGCTGTGAGCTTGGCTGCCTCGTCTTGTGCCTGCACCTCTGCTCTGAGCGCATCGACTGCCGCGCGCCTCGCGATAAGCTCTTTTGCCTTGGTCTTAAGGCTCTCTTCTGTTTGATCTTCGAGCGACTTGTATCTCTTCTCGACCGCATCAAGCGCAGCTTGCTGCTTTGTCATAGAGCCGCTTAGAATATCAAAGACTTTCGCAGATTGCTGTTGGGCCTTGATTACCCCCTGGTACGCCTCTTTAACACGCTCACTAGCACGCACTCTCTCATTTGAGCTAGTCGCCTCATCTGCGTAGATTTTGCGCGCGCGCTCACCTGCCTCGTTGAGAGCTTTCTGCGCGTCAACCTCAGCTAGAATCACCTTACCTGCGCGCTCGACTTGCTTCTCAAGTAGCTCCTTTTGAAGCTGCGCTTTAAGGTTGGCGCGACTGAAATCAAGCAGCTCTTTCTTGGCAGGTATCAGACCTTTCTCAGCAAGAGCCTCAAGCTTGCTCTGTAGGTCAGATGCAGCAGCTGCAAGCGCCTCTTGTCTATCCTCTGCCTCACGCGCTGCGCCTGATAGCTGTCTGTATGCCTCATAAGCTGCACCTACCGCAGTCGTTAAGAGCGCAAGAGGGCCAAGCAAGGCAGTGATGCCAGCGCCACCAGAGGCAACCGAGCCAATCGCCTCGCGCATACCTGTGAAAGCGGCTGCACTTTCCCCGACTGCATTTGATACAGCGTTAAGGCTCTCACCCATCTGCTGATTTGTCTTGCCGACTATATCCCCGACGCCTTTAAAAGTCTCGCCTATACCCTCGGCACCCTCTTTGACCTGATCAAGACTCTTGAGCGCGTCTTTCTGGCCTTTTAATTCGACCTCGATCTCAATAGTGTTCTGCGTCATGTTTGAGACTCCTGCAAGGCTTGCTCGCGCTGTCTTGCGATCATCTCCTCAGTAGAAGAGTGCAAGATGTCGAGCGCTTCGATTATTGCACATGTAGGGCGCGGGTAGCTAGTCGCGATTGAACCGAGCCCTTGCCGGTGCCGATGGTAGACACTAATCAGAGGCGCGAGCCGGTTGGCATCTGCAATCGGGCAGCTCCTGACTTTGAGCTCTGCAAAGTCGCTCCCGCAATTTGGCGCGACGCGATAACCAGGCACATAAAGCCCTGCCTCATCACGTTGAGCCAAGGGCAGACCCTGCACAAAGCGCTCGCCACAGTTACCACGCAAGCGCCTCAGAGCAGGCTTTGCTCTGCATTGATCACACGACCAGCCTCGCCCCTTGCTATTAGGTAGCCATACAGACGAGGCGAGCGCTATTTTCCCGAGACTCCGAGCAGGCTGATGCGCTGAATATGTTGCACAAGCTCTGAGATGACTTGCAGTCGATGCGACTCTGGCTTGATGCGATCGATCATATCACCGGCAGGCTGATCATCGATCTCGACAAGCGCGACGCGCACCATCTCAACAAAGACGCGCGACAAGTACGCTTGATAAGACGCAAACGCCTCGCGCTCATCTTCTGCGAGCTCGTGATGCCAGCGCGCTTTCTCTCGCTCGTCGCTCGGTGCGTCTAGCCAAAGGATGCGCCCGAGCTCACTGCGCGTGTATGCACCGGCTCTCACCTCTGCCTGCTCTCGATCACTTGGGGAGAGCGCTTTGATCTTGAATCGTGTTGCACCCTCGTGCGCCTCGAGCGCGCTGAGCTCACCTGCCTCGAGGTAAGCTTGCATCTGCTCAGGCGAGCAGGTCACAGCAGGGTCGCAGGTCACGACGACCTCGATCGTTAAATCAGAGTCAGGCAGAAATGAGAGAGCCATATTTAGGAGCCTTTGCCGAGTGCGAGTCTAAATGGTGAGTTGTATACATCAAAAGTATCTGCAACGTCACCACCAAAGCGACTCATCTTGTAGGTTAAAGGCTGGCGCACGATGTCGTTACCGCTTGGGTCGTACTTGCTCGGGTCGTTGGTGAGGTAGGCAGCCGGCAACATAAACGCACCACCTTGCCCGGCTGCGATCGGCCCAAAACCGACAAGCACTTGCCTGAGCTGACGATTAAAGAAATCGTTGTTGATGGTCGTGTTCGGTGTTGTGACTGTGAGGCTTAGCTCGACATCGACGTCTGACACCTCCATATCACGCATCGCTAAGATGCTGTTACTGTGACCGATCGGTGTGAGCGTGTTGGTGATCGTCAAAGTAAAATCTTCGACATCAAGCGAGATGCGCCCGAGTGTGTCACCTGTAGAGCCAACATCTGTGAGGCTCGTTGGAGCTGCGTCGCTGATGACAACATAAGAGCCTCGGAAGAAACAAGGCGCGCCTGAGTTGTACGAGGGCTCGACCGGGCCGACTGCGTTGCCGTGATCGTCTTGAATGATCGCAGCTTGATACACCAGATCAGCCATCACTCGACCATTATCGAGAGAGAGAGTCATGCTCTCTAATCGGCATCCGTAGGCGTATGACCTGAAGTCGACGCCATCGACGCGAAACGAGAGACTGTGCTGGGTCGTGCCGAGGTTGTCACGAGTCGGGCAGTACCAGGTCTGCAAAAGTCGCATCGTCGGTGTGCCTGTGAAGCTCGAGCTAAATGCAGGACTCACAGAGATGTCGCCTGATACGTTGTTATCAGTGACCGAGCTATACTCAGCGCGACCGCCCAGATCGGCACCGATGATCGAGCCGGTGACGTAGTTGGTTGAGGTAGTCGTCGGTGTGAAGTTGTTGACGTCAACAACGCTCGTCACTGCATCGCTGTGAGTCAAGCCTGCCTGAGTAAGGAAGCCTGCACCGAGGAGCTCGCCCAAATAGTTCGAGCTGTAGTTGTTGACCGAGCTGCCGACTGTGGTGAGGTCAAGACGAATCTCAACTGTGCCGGTGCGACGACGAACACGAGAGCCACCAGACCAAACAGTATCTGGCTCAGGTGGCAAGCTGTATGTGCCGTCGCGCGCGTCGTTGCGCTCAGAGACAACGACATCACCGTAAACGATAATCGGGTCTCGCTCACAGGGAATCGAGGTATAAGTAAGCCCTGAATAGCTGGGCAGGCCATCGACGAGAGAGCCGAAACTGCCCTCTGTCGCGACGCTGATTGATCGATGCGTAACGCTCATGATAACGCCTCCAAATAAAGCAAGTCGAAAGGAAGAGAGAGCACGAGCGACGTGATCTCTGTTGTAGGGTCTAAGATAGGCTCATATACAGGCTCGCCCGGTATTACGCTTACGATACCAGTCGAGGCGAGGTCGTATTGTGGCCCCTTCAAGGTCAAGAGCAGGCTCGCGCCATCCTCAGCGATCAAGCGCTCGAGATAGTGAAGCTCGCCTATGTCATAGCGCACACGACAAACGACACGAGCACGCCTGCGACCTGACAGACCTGCCTCACCATCATCGATCGCAAACGCCTCGAGCCTCAGCTCAAAGTATCGGTTCGTGTTCTGGTGCGCCTCAAGAGGAGCGACGCGACCTGATGAGTTAATCGCGACAAAGCCGTGATGTGTGTCTGTCTTTGGTAACGTCGCTTCGATCTGATCTTCGAGATAAGCGAGCGCGCTGTATATGCCTTGGCTCATCGTCTACCTCTCTTGATCTTCGCTGTGAGCTCTGCCTGCACCGCAGACACTAACACATTTACATCACGAGGAGATAGGCCGATAAAGGGCCGATCAGCGTGCACATCATACCCATAAGAGCGCACCCGATTAGTGAGCCCGATGATAAAGCGAGCGTCGGTCGCCTCCATTAGTACGAGATTATTCATCATCGCACCAGACAAGACGAGATCAACAAGCGCGCTCGAGCCTGCGCCATAGCGTCGACTCTTGACCTTGTACTCTCGATAACCCCCCTGATAATAGACGCTCTGCCCGGTGCGCGAGACTCGCCCACCTTTAGGGCTCAAGACTGCGCTCGATCGAGGTATATAGATTGGGTTTGTCGAGTATGGCTTGAAAGGCTTGCCATCTGCGTCGATACCCTTGCTCGTGCGTAACTTAATCGCTGCGACTGTATTTAGACCGAGACGAGCTGAGTCGCGCGCAGTCCACAGAGACGAGGGCAGATTTAGCCTGACTTTAGCGTGCATCTCAGTGCCTCATGCCTCGAGTCGGTGTAAAGGTCTTATCGTACTCTGTCTTGCTGTAAGATCGCCAGCTTGCGCGCATATCGCGCCAGGTGCCACCCTGCTTAGCGATGTCGAGCTCATTATCATCGACGATATTATCACCATCACGATCGAGGGCGAGTGAGCGCAGGCTGATCTCGAGAAGCTGTTGACAGCGCTCGCGCATAGCGTTCGCTGCGTCTAGCTGATTCATCGACTCATACACGCGAGCTGCTGTGCAGTATGCGTGTGCGTTTGCAAAGCTCGTCGCGTTAAAGATCTCATCTTCTGTTACGTCGACCTCATCTTTGAGGTGATCACGAATCACGAGGATGATCTCTTGTAGAGCTGCATCGATCTGAGCATCAAACGAGCTCTGGCGTCTTGGAATCATATCAGCCAACTGAGGGAACTGCCCAACCAAGTCATCGTGAGACAGACCTGTGTCAAAGGGTCGAGGCGTGATCTTAAGCAGACCCTTTGCAAGCTTGGTGTCGAGCTGTTGACCGAGGTCAAGCACATAGCTCACCTGCCAAGGGTAATACCCGGTCGTGTCTGTGATGGTGGTTGATACAGTCGCGTAATACATACCGAACACGAGCAGAGCACTCTCGCTCAGGTCGATCTCTCGCGATAAGGGCTCAGCCAAGATCGCAGTCGTGCCAACCATGCGCACCACCGATACCGAGTAGATGCAATCGCCCTCGGTCACGAGGTAGGCTTTGACTTGATCAGCTTGTAACGCAGTCGCTTGCGCGTTCACTGTGAGCGTGCGTCGATCGTTAGCGATAGCAGATACAGTCGCATCGGCTCGGCTTGCTGTCATAGTGACAGGCGACGCACTGCCGACTGTGAGCGATGGCGCTGAGTCGAGAGGCCCAGGTGCGACCCATTCAAAGGTGAGCGTCTGCCCTGTTATGCTCTTGATCATTGTCTGCCTCCTGCGTTGGCTTTCGTTATATCTGCGTTAGTCGCTCGTGTGAGGCCGGCAGCCTCGACAAAGCTCTCAGTTACAGGCGACCAACTGTGGCGGCAATTATACCCACCGCACGAAGTCTTGACCGGTAAGCCTTGCCCATTATCAAGACGATTCATCTGCGTCTCACTTACGACCTTATTGATTAAGGGTCGACAGAAAGCGCGCGTAACGCCATCGCGAGGGCCGGTGTAAAGATACAGGTCAAGATCAAAGGCTTGAGCTGCTGAGGCAGTCACAGCACGACCAAACTGTGAGAGCTCAGTGTTAACCTGTGTCATCTGCGTACCAACGATCGACTCTAGTCGTTGATCCATCGCCTTAATCGCGCTCGCCTTTGGTACGCCAACAGTCATACCTTCGAGCGCTGTGCGCGTCGCCTGTAAGGTGCTCGGCAAGATGACATCTTGAAACACCTGATCAGCAGTCGCGAGCTTAAGCGCGTCGATGCTCGGCAGCTCTGCCGGATCAACTGCGCCTATAATAGTTTG